CAGTGCCTTGAGTATCTCTGTGCGTACCGCCCTAAGTACCACAAACCAAAGGTCGAGATAAAGGAAGAGCCATGGTACGTTGACTGGGCGCGCCGGAGACGCAAGCAGCGCAACGGCGATGGTTACATCTACTTAGGCCCCGCTTCAGGAAATAACAATGACAGCCGCCTCTGACTTTGTTCATCCGATTGTTCGCTTGGGCGACATGGTGTACTGGTACAACGACCCCATGAACCCTGCCGACCCGCAGGTGGGCTGGGTCTGCCGTCGTCCGGGAGTAAACACTGTCACCATCCTTGTGTTCGCGCCCGACAGTGGCTTTCTTGAGAAGCCCAGCGTCCGGCATCGCGACGATCCCGGCCTGTCCGAGAACGTCATGTGGCGCACATGGGGTTGCTGGGAGTTCAGTCCGATGAGCAAGGAACTGGCACGCCTGCGCGAGATGACATCGAACATGGCGATTAACTTTGAACGAGAGGCCAAGAAGTCTCATGGATCTAAGTGACCCTGCGGAAGACATGCTGCAGCCGCCAAGCAACGACACAGGCGAAGACGTCCTGAAGTCGATAGCAGCTACGTGGCTGAAGAAGATCGAGCTGGCCGTAAAGCACAAGCGCCCATTCACTCTGGACGCTCGGGAGGCTATGGACTTCTTTGACGGACCACATAACTGGTTCTGGAAGAACGAATACTCCCACAGTCAGTCTGGATACAACCGCTCGATCAGTCCGCCGGGATTTCGGATGCAGGTCAATCGCGTGTTTGAGGTGGTTAAGCTGTTCTCCAGCGTTCTGTACCATCGAAACCCGGTCCGTACGGTGACGTCTAAGAAATACCCGGAGATACCGCCGGAATCGCTGGGAATGGACCTGAACGACCCGAACGTCCAGCAGCAGCTGCAGATGACCATGCAGCAGTCGGAGAGTCAGAACCTGATCCGCGCTGTGGTAGCAAAGCTCTTGGCGGCGTATTTGAACTACACGCCGAACGAGCTGGATCTCAAGACCCACAGCCGACGGGTCGTGGACGAAGCCATCATCAAGGGCGGCGGCGTCTGGTGGGTAGAGCTGGTGACCGATCCAGGCTCTCAGCAGAACATGATCGGAAGCTTCGCAGACTCGGTAGACAACCTGTTCCTAGACCCAGACGCTACAGAGATTGAGGACATCACGTGGTGCGCACGCCGCTGCATCCATCCAGTGGACGTAGTCGCTAAGCAGTACAACGTGGACGTCGAGCGCCTGCGCGGCTCTCTCGACAGCCGCGATACTCCAGAGAACGAAGACTACTCGTACGTGAACGACTCCAGTCAGTCGAACTCCCGTAGGGTTGGCAAGACAAACGACTTGATGACCTACTACAAGATCTGGTCTAAGACCGGATTCGGCGACAGGCTCAAGGATTCTCCTAAGGACCAGCGCGGATCGTTCGACGGCATTGGCGACAACGCCTACATCGTGGTCGCTCGCGGCGTGCCGTTCCCCCTGAACGCACCTCCGGAGATGCTAGAGCAGCAAGTAGACGAACAGACTGGCGTGCCGCAGTCGATGTTTGCCGGCGTGCAGTGGCCCATCCCGTTCTGGGCGGAGGCTAACGGCTGGCCGTTCAAGATGCTGGCGTTTCACCGCAAGCCAGGTCAGGTGTGGCCCATCTCGCACATTAAGCCGGGCGTGGCAGAGCTTAGATTCCTCTGCTGGGCGTTCTCGTTCCTTGCGCAGCGGGTAGCCACTAGCTGCGAAACACTGATTGGCGTGAGTAAGGCAGCCGACCAGGACATCAAGGATCAGATACTGGCGCACAGTGAGGGCGGCTTCAAGATCATCGAGCTGAGCGAGATTCTGGGCCGCAGCGTCAACGACGTGATCAGCGTTTTCCAGACGCCCAATGTCTCGTCTGAGTTGTTTCAGGTCATCGAAGCCGTGACCGAGATGCTCGAAAAACGACTCGGCCTGACGGAGCTGGTTTACGGCATGACCAACAAGCAGATCAGGTCTGCCACAGAAGCCAGCGTCAAGCAGGAGCAGATCAACATTCGGCCTGACGACATGGCGGAATGCGTCGAGAACTGCATGACAGACGTCGCCCGAATGGAGGCGCTGGCTGCTAGATGGCTGCTGTCCCCAGAGGACGTCGCTCCTGTGATCGGTCCTCTGGGCGCGCTGGCGTGGGGCCAGCACGTATCGAGCATGGAGCCTATCCAGGTAGCGAAGGAGTTCGACTACCGGATCGAAGCCGGAAGCGCGAGAAAACCGAACAAGGCAACGAAGCAGGATCAGATGTCTGCGGCCTTGCAGAATCTAGGCCCTGTTCTGAGCGGCCTGATTCAGGCTGGCATAGTCGAGCCGTTCAACGCGTTAATCAAGGACTGGGCGGACAGCTTGGATCTCGATGCGACGCCGTACATGGTTCCTCTGCCGCCGCCACCAATGGCACCTCCCGGAGCCCCAGCCCCTCAGGATCCTAGTGCGCCGATGCCTCAGGCGGGAGGCCCGCAGGCGCCGCCGCCCCCGCCTCCGGGCCCGCCACCACCGGACGCGCAGCAGCCGATGCCTGTTCCTCCTCAGATGCCGCAGGAGCTCTTGCCTTGATTCCAGCATCCGTCACCCGAGCCGGCGCAGAAGCAGTCGCCACCTACAGCCGCAGCCTGCGGGCTGGAGGATCTGAGAAGTTTGCAGAGATGTGTGCTCTTCAGCAGCCTCCCGGCCTCAAGGGCATGGATCGGACGCTCATGGAGGGCAGGTATGGCGAGCAGTGGCTAGACGCGATGCCAAAGGGGCTGGCGACTCGCATGACGCAGGAAGCCCGCAAGGCCGGCATCAACATCAGCGGAAAATTCTACATGGGCGGGCTGGCAGACAAGCGCGGCCACTTAGATCCGGCGGCGTGGATCGACAGCGTCGCGGACATAAAGAAGGTGGCTGAGCAGCGGGATCTGCACGTCAGCGGCATTGTGGAGCATACCCCTCCACAAAAGCCGCCCAAGCGCAGCGTTGACATAGCCCCTGACATCCTGCGCGAGAACGTCCGAAAGGAACTGAGGGCCAACCCGAACCTGTCTCGCGGGGAAGCCACTGAACGGGTCAAGGATCGGATCGTCCCGAACTGGAAGAAAAAGAAGGGCTAAGTCATGCCGTTGCAGCTTGAACACAAGTCTTCAGTCAACTCTCCCGTGACGTTTGCGTCGACCGCTGCCACTACAGCCAAGCTGCCGTACGGCGCTGTGGGCGGCGCAACGGCGATCGTGACGGCAGTCAGCGGCGCAACGACTCTGTCGTGGTACGTGGGCTCCGGCACCGAGACCACGCTGTATCCGGCCTACAACGCCAGCGGCGCAATCACCACCACGATCGCAGCCGGCCGGGCCTACAAGGTGCCCGACGAGCTATTCGCCGCACCATTCATCGCAGCCGTCACCGACTCCGGTACGGCTACTGTCATTCTCTGCGTAAAGGGGTAAGTCTTGGCTAACACTATCAGGATCAAACGTCGCACCAGCGGAGCCACCGGCGCCCCGTCGTCTCTCGCTAACGCAGAGCTCTGCTTTAACGAGATGGATTCGACGCTCTATTACGGGAAAGGCACCGGCGGGTCCAACGGCTCGGCCACTTCGGTAATCGCGATCGCGGGGGATGGCCTGTTCGCGACAAAGTCGTACGTGACCTCAGCCATCTCTGGTGCTACGCCAGCCGGATACGCACTTCTGAGCGGCGCATCCTTCACGGGCGACGTCACTATCGCCGGCACGCTAACCGTCAACGGAACGGTTGAGACAATCAACTCGACAACCGTCACCGTCTCAGACAAGAACATCGAGATTGGCACGGTCGCCAGCCCGACCAATACGACGGCGGACGGTGGCGGCCTCACGCTCAAGGGCACTACGGACAAGACGCTCACGTGGGTCAACTCTACGTCGGCCTGGACTAGCAGCGAAGACTTTAACCTGCTGACCGGAAAGACGTTCAAGATCAATAACGCCTCCGTGCTGTCCAGCACGACGCTGGGATCGGGCGTCACAGGCTCCAGCCTGACGGGCGTGGGCACGCTTACCGCCGGCACCTGGAACGCATCGGCAGTTCAGCCAGCCTATGGCGGAACTGGTCTGACAAGCGTTGTAACCGGCCTTCTTAAGGGCAACGGCACGGTGTACGCGGTTGCCACCGCTGGCACCGACTACCTGAGTCCGTCTGACACCATCGACGGGGGTTCCTACTGATGGCAAACGCCATTCGCCTGAAGCGCAGCGGTACGGCCAGCAGCGTGCCGCAGACGACTGACTTGCAGTTGGGGGAACTTGCCCTGAACTACAACGACGGCAAGCTGTACTACAAGACGGCAGCTGGCGCTATTTCGGCTATTGCCAACGGCATTGCTCCGGTGACCAGCGTCGCCGGACGCACGGGCACGATCGTACTTACCGCCTCCGATATTTCATCCGGCCTGGCGACCGTAGCTACCAGCGGATCCGCAAGCGATTTGAGCGCTGGCACTTTGCCTGCTGCCCGACTGCCGACAACTGCGGTTCAGACTGTCACCACTGGAATCACGGGCGCCACGACTGTGACAAACATCGTCCAGTTGACGCAGGCGCAATACAACGCAATCTCGTCTCCTGTATCGACTACGCTCTATGTAATCGTGGGGTGACGCATGGCGATTAATGCCGGTACGTCAACTCCGTCGGCCTACAAGATGGGCTCATCGACCGTAGCGGCGGTCTATTGCGGCTCCACGAAAGTGTGGCCCACAGCGTCTGTTCCGGGCGCACCGTCCAACGTGCTTGGCACGGCCGGCAATGCACAGGTGTCTTTGTCTTGGACTCCATCGCCATCGAGCGGTGACCGTGCACCCACCGACTACACGATCCAATATTCATCCAACAGCGGCAGCACGTGGACCACGTTCTCACGCTCCGCGTCTACATCAACAAGCGCGACTGTCACCGGACTGACCAACGGAACGGCGTACGTGTTTCACGTTGCTGCGGTGAATAGCGCGGGAACATCGAGCTACTCCACCAACAGCTCGTCCGTCACGCCATCTAGCGGAGGCGGCGCCCTAATAGCCATCGCTCGCAACAATGGCACAAGCACGTTCACTGGCGCTGGCACAACAGCAAGCCCCTATGTCAGAACGGCTGGCTATGACTTGGACGCCGCCGATGGCCTCAGCCACTACACCTGGACTGCGAGCGGATCAGCAACCGTCACGCTCACATGGACACATTCCGACGATGACTCAAACGGTAACTACTCAATAATCAAAAAGAATGGGACCATCGTCTACACTGGCCTCAATAACGCGACGTTCACGAGAACCGTGTCGGTTGTGTCGGGCGATGTCGTAACAATCACAGCAAATTATCTACCGACACAATACGTCTCAAGCGTAAGCGTGTCCGCAGCCTAAGGCGAGTAGAACAAATATGGCCGACTACCTCCGCATCATCCCTGCGTCCAGTAACAGCGCGGGTTTTCAACCCGCGCCAAACGAGATCCAGACTGGCGAACTAGCGCTGAACACGGCCGATGCGGTGCTGTATACAAAGACGCCTGAGGGTACGGTCGTGCCTATTGTCGGAGGTACCGGAGCGTCGGGCTCTGCGGGCGGCGACTACGGGTACTACGCAGGTGCGCCAGACCCGCAGGCTCCTGCTGCGCTTGCGGTCAGTATTGTTAACGGCACAGTCAGGCTGTCGTGGCCTCCCGCGCAAACGAGTCAAGGCGCATGCAGCCAGGATCAGGGCAGTGAGAATGAAGATACCTATTGGATGATTGAAACCGGTGAGTGCGGAGGTACAAATTGGACGTTTGTTGCGCAGGTTCCACTGAACAGGTACGACCTCATACTCGACGCTGTGCCTAAGGTGGCAGCAAAATATTGCATCAGTCGGGTGACCGGGCGCCCTCCCAAACACAGCATGAACACCTACGCCTCTGTTGGATGCGACGGGGTAGACCCGCCGGTGGTTGATCCGCCGCCGCCAGTTAACCCTCCACCACCGCCGTATAAACCTCCAGTAATTTATCCGCCGCTGCCGCCGACGCAACCACCGCAACCGCCGGTGGTTGATCCGCCGCCGACTAACCCACAGCTTGACACCAGGCAAGGATGGCAGTGCTTCGGGAACGTGACGGCCGGCCAGACCATCAACATCACTGCCAGCGGAACAGTGATGTTCAAGGCGGCAGCGGACCAGTACGGTCCGCCATACGCCAGCCCGGACGGTATTACAGGTTCGACGTACAACGCACCGGACGGAATTGCTCCAGGATTTTACTATGGCGCATGCAGCTACAGCGCAGCATTGCGCCACATGGCGATTATTGGCACGATCGGCATCGAGAACACTGGTACTACCAAAATTGCTGGAACCACATTTTTGGTAGGGAGCAGCTACTCGGCCACTGCGACTAGATCAGGCGCGCTGTGCCTTAGAGTCAACGACACCTGTCAAAGCGACAACTCCGGCTCGTTTAACGTCATGATCGATTTGGGAGTCAATCCGGCACCATGAAGCCAATTCAATTCAAAAGGTCGTGCATCTCCGGAGTCAAGCCGACGTCGTGCGAGCTTGAAGAGGGCGAGATCGCGCTCAACCTTGCAGACAAGGTCGCCTACAGCAAGGACTGCGACGGCAAGGTTGTCGAGATAGCCGGCGGAATCCCTGATGAAATCAATGGCGGGAAGTATACGGGAAAGTGCGATCCGACTGTTGCAACGGTGTGCTTGTCGAGCGAAATCACGCTTCCGGCGACCTCCGGCGCTGGCTGGGGCGTTCCTATCTACAAGAACACCGGCAAATACTTCAACGCAGGCGACCTCATTACAGTGGCCGCTCGCGGCTGCACGTCGTGCGTGCCTGGCTCCTGCCTCTCTGGTCCGGACGGATTTGATTCTAATCGTTCGCCGGAAACTAACTGGATGCGGCTTACAGGCGTGCTCGATTCGCGAAACTCAGTGCAGCTCACCGGGACTGAGGTCACCGACTCGTTTACTGTGGGCAGTTCGTATTCGCAACCGGCAGCCACATCAGGCTATTTGTATCTCGGCATATACGACGGCGACTACACAGACAACTTTGGAAATTACTGCGCTGCTGTGTCTGGCGGGTCAGATATCGTAGCCGGCCCGGTGGCGGCGGCGTCGACTGTGACGCTCACCCAGCAGCCGCAAAACGTGACGGCGGCAAATGGCGTTGCGGTGATGTCTGTTGCCGCAACGGCAAGCTCTGGAACGCTTACGTACGGCTGGCAATGGTACAACGACGGCGTTGGCTGGGTGCCGGTGGCCGACGGCGCAGGAGGCGTGTGGTCGAGTGCCACCGGCTCATCGAGCAACACGCTTAGCGTTACGGGCCTTCGCAGCGTTGCGCAGTTCCGCGCCGTCGTAGCAACAAGCACTGCTGTTCCTGTGGTGAGCGCCATATCGACCGTCACTCCGCAGGCGGCCTCCAATCCATACGTGTCTACGATAACGATCAGCAGTCAGCCAACGAGCAGCTCGCCTTCCAGCGGCGTGGTCAATGTGTCGGTTGTCGCAACGGCCACCTATGGAACTCTTGCATATCAGTGGCAGTCGTACAACTCCGGATGGGTGTCGGTGGTCAATGGCTCTGGGGCTGGCTGGTCGTCTGCTTCTGGCGCTACCACATCTACTCTGTCTATCACTGGGCTGACGTCTGCTACTCAGTTCCGTTGCGTCGTCAGCACGGTGGGCAACACGGCAGCGCCGGTTTCTTCATCCGCCATCACCGTGTCCGCCGCCGTGACGCCAACGTCTACCGTCACAATCACCAGCTCGCCATCGGGCGCGTTCGCTAGCGGCGGAGTTGGATCTCTCACCGTTGCCGCTACCGCCAGCGCAGGAACACTGACGTACCAGTGGCAGCTGCACCTCACTGACGGAAGTTGGATTGTCGTCAGCAACAGCTCTACGCAGTTCTATACGTCCGCGTCTGGGTGGAACACGGCAACTCTGACCATCACAGGCCTCAAGTCGTCCGCAGAGTTCCGGTGCGTGGTTGCCACCAGCACGGCTACTCCAGTTGTGAGCAACAGCGCTTTTGTGTCCTAGTAGGTACAGCCAATGACTCGCATCATCATCAAAAGCAATTCAAACGCCGGCGCAGCGCCTTCTCCGTCAGAGCTTGCGGTTGCCGAGCTGGCAATCAACACAGCTGACGGCAAGCTGTACACAAAGCTCGCCTCCGGCACAGTGACGCAAGTAAGTGGATCGTCGTCGTCGTCAGGAGTCTCAAGCTCCAGCGGAGACTCAGACGGCGGGACGTACACCGACAACATCATATCGCCGGTTGATTGCAGCACGCTTCCGATTTGTGGCCTTGTGGATGGGGGGAATTTCTGATGCCGTCCGCGATTGCACGCATACAGCTTCGTCAGGGACTATCGTCAGATTGGGTTACCTCCAATCCGGTCTTGGCCTCCGGCGAGCCTGGAGTCGAGAGCGACACGCTCAAGATCAAGGTCGGAGACGGTTCGCGAGTATGGAACCAGCTTCCGTACGTCGGAGACTCTGGCCTGGCTGGCACGTTTGTAACTAGCGTCAACGCCAAGACGGGAGCTGTGCAGCTGCTGCCGGCAGATCTTCCGGGACTGGCGGGTTTCATCAAGACTGTTGTCTCGCAGACCATCGCTCCTGGAGCCAATGTTGGCATTTCAGAGCTTACAGCCGACGGCAAGCTGACGATCTCTGCGTCCGGATCGGGCACGGGGACTGGAGGCGGAACCGTTACGTCCATTGGCGTCACTAGCCTCAATGGAAAGGCGGGCGTTCTTTCTCTGATCGGCAAGAACGGCGTCACCGTCGACGCCACCGCTCCGGCGGGCGAGATCGACATCGGCGTCACCTCCGGCGGAACGTGGACTGGCGATCCACTCCTTCCGTCGGTGCCGTCCGACGTTGGCGGACGGCCCGGAAACGGGCTAGTCAATTTGTCCTGGACGTCGTCTAGCGGCACTCCCGCCGCCACCTCCTACACTGTCCAATACTCGTCCAATTCGGGCGGCAGTTGGACGACATACGGCGACACAACCGGCTCCACATCCGCCTTAATGGTGTCGGGCCTAGCCAACGGTACCGATTACGTCTTTCGCGTTCGTGCCGTAGCGGCATCGGGCGTAAGCGGCTGGAGCGCAGCGTCTCCTCCGCTGGCGCCGCAGACTCCTGACGTCGATCCCGTAGAGATTACGCTATCGGCGAAGTCGATTAAGGAAAACAATGCGATAGGCGCCGTGATCGGCACGCTCAACGCCATTAATCCGGACGCCAGCGCCACCCACACCTTTGCGATTACGGGCGGAGCTAACGCAGCCAATTTCAGCATCACAGGGAACGTGCTAAAGGCAGCGGCTGTGCTTGCGGTCTCTACGGGCGTCAGCCGTGTCGTCACGATTACGGCAACTAGCTCGTCCAGCCGCACGCTAAGTCAGACGTTTACGATTACTGTCGTTTCGGTAGCGGCCGTTCCGGGCACGCCAACCGGTCTGTCCGCGTCTCTAGGTGCTGTTGACAGCGCTGGAGCGACCGCGCTCGTCTCATGGACTGCACCTGCGGACAACGGCGCTGCAATCACGTCTTATCTTGTTCAGCTCAAACGCACGACCGAAACAGAGTGGAGCGAAGGGCCAGCCGTCGAAACCGATACGACATGCGTGCTGGATCTTCTGGATTCGGCGACCACGTACAACGTGCGAGTCTCAGCCATCAACAGCGTTGGCGGAGGGGCATTCGCCAGCACTACTGTCACCACCGGCAAGGCCATCATCACGTTCACCCGTCAGCCTAAAAATATTACGTCGTCCGACGGAACGGCTTCATTCACAGCAGAGGCAACAAGTAGCGGTCCTGGCGATATTTCGTACCAGTGGCAGAGGCTGTCTGCTCTCGGAGCATGGGCAGACCTGGCGTCCGAAACCACAACCACCCTGTCGCTGAGCACTGTTGGCTACCAGGACGACGGCGCCAGATTTCGCCTAAGGGCGACGTCGCCCGACGCTAACGCTACTGTCAGCGATACGGCCGTCCTTGCAGTTCTTCTTCCGCTGTGGCGGAAGACCGACTCGTCTGAGGCCGGCGGTCTCAATTGGGCTGCAAGCGACGGCACTAATGTGGTTGCCTTCTCTCTTGGTGGCGCCAATAGACCACTGCCCTACACCACAAACGACGGAGCGGTGTTTCAGGACGGTCAAGGCAGTATTAACGGCTTCGACAGCCTTACTAACATATACGTCGTCGGCGCAGCGTCTAAGGGCTTTATGATTCGCGTAGTCGGAAATAACTCGCCCGTCAGGCAATATGTCGTTGACTATGTTGCGTTGTATTGGTCTGCAGACGGCCTTACGTGGCTTGCAACAAACACGCAGCACCCAATGCAGGCCGGCATAGCTGCCAGCACTGCTGGGTTTTATGGATGGACTTCTGGGGATGCCATGAACCCGTCGTACGCATACAGATCTACCGACGGCCTAACGTGGACGCCAGCGCCTGTTCCATCGCCGTTGGGAATCACAATGCGGTACGTGAGAATTGTCGGCGCGGGCTCCAACCTTGTGGCGTGGAGCCCCAACCCAAACCCTGCCGGAACTGCCGGCTTGTGGGTCTCCGCCAACGCAGGACTAACGTGGACGGCCAAAACTCTGCCGCCTAAGGTGACAGGAAAATTATGGACTGCTTCGGCATACGCAGGGGGAAAATTCTTTCTGTTTACTGTTGGCAATCAATATGCCGTCACTAGCAACTTTACCAGCTGGCAGACAAAAGCCCTGCCGTTTACAGACACCTTTAGCATGGCGGCGGCGTCGCCCGACGGAAAAGTTATCGCCGTCGTTGGCGACCGAGCGGCTGCTGCCGTATGCACGGACACTACCGCCGAAACGTGGGCACTGGAGACGATGCCAATCGCCGGCTCGGGGCTGTCAGCAATTGCTGCATCCTCTTCTACGATGATTTGCATCGGCGGAATGCAATGCTGCGTGCGAACTCTTTCCCAGACTAATACCGTCACATCGTATAACTGCGTTAGCGGCGCCTGCATGCCGATATCAGGCACTGGCGGTACGTATGCGACTTTGCTGGCGTGCAAGACGGCGTGCGCCAATCTCACCAAGTCCTACAACTGCGTAAACGGAGTATGCACTGAAGTCGCTGGGACTAGCGGTACCTACAAAAACTTAACGCTGTGCCAGCTTGCATGCGCCGTGTCCACTAAATCGTATAACTGCGTTAGCGGCAAATGCACGGAAGTCGTTGGGAGCGGTGGAACCTATGCTACGCTTCTGGCGTGTCAGGTGGCGTGCGAGACAGCGGCAAACACCTACGACTGCATCGAAGGGACGTGCACGGAGGTGATAGGGCCGGGCGGTGGGTACACCACGCTTGCGGATTGCAAGGCGGATTGCTCGCAACCGCCTCCCCCATCGAACCCCACCTCTGACTACCGGATACTCTTTGCTACGTGGCGGCATGAGACGGTTGGGAAGCCCCCGTGCTTTAACAAGGCTCTCGGCTCGTGGGACGTGACAGGTCTTAGCCTGAGTGCGTGTCGCGTGTCGTGGCCGGCCGGGTCTGTGTCGTACAGCCGGTACCAGGTTGACTACAAGAGAGGGGCTGCGTGGGAGCCACTCGCGATCGCCAACAGCGATACGGCGGGCTTTAAGCTCTACACAGCCGGCACGCTCAAGGGGCAGTGTTATCCTGCCGCAACGACGCCAGGCGTGCAGCCTTACTCCCTACGGCCAGTGTCGGACAACTCGTTTGACATCTACAATCTAGAGCGCATTTTGAAGAAAGGTCTAGCAGCCCGTGTTTTCAAGTTGCTTCCGGACACCCCCGCCGCCCGGTCTGAGCTGGCAGCCGCTAGCATAGCGCTGAACGCCGCGAATGCCGTGCAGGTAAGTTCGCTGAGTGCGTCGTTCACAACGCAGTTGTACGCCCAGTTTAGAATCACGTTCTATCTTTCCACTGGCGACACGTACGTCGAGTACATCACCCTTCCGGCTGTTGACCTGGACCCCGTCACGGGGACAACGCCCGTCGTAGAGCCGGGCGCTCCGGCCGGCTTGACCACTCCGGTGTGGACTCGCGAAGTTAACGCTGCTGCCTGCTGGGACGTAGCTACCGTGTCGTGGACAGCCCCCGCCACGCCGTCGGGAGAGGTGCGTGTGGAATACCTCATTCCGGGATCGGCCGCTCACACAATCAACGCGCCGACGGGAGCGTGGCGCGCTCCTGCGACGGCCGACAGGTGGGCTCCGCTGCCAGTTAGCGCTGCTCCGTGCCTTCCCGGCCAGCATCCGTCGACTATTGTCCCGAGTATCTGCGTGTCGCCGCAAACGTGGGCGTCGTGCATTTTCTCCGAAAACTCAGTCAAGATCTATAAGTACGCCGGAAAGGCCACCGGAACTTGCGCTGCCCGAGCGACCGGTCAATCTAAGATATTCCGACTTATGTTCGTCGGTGGCGGCGGCACAGGGCCGTCAACGCGGTTTACCGTCACTACGTAGGCACCAGATGTATTACGCAGCACAGGATGTGCTTGAGTACCTGATGAACACGACCGGCGGTGGCGCTCAGGATTCTGAGCACCGACTGCTGAGGGCCGCTGCGCACCATGCGTACCGCGAAGTGTCGATGGCTCGCGACTGGCTGTGGTACGTCTCCAACCGGGAGCTGCCTGCCGCCCGGCCAGACAGCGATGGCAAGATCTACGTGCTGCCGAACGATGTTCTCAACATCGACGCACTCGTACCGCCGGACAGGGTAACTGTGGCAACCTACATCACCCCTAATGAATGGCGGAGACTTGAGTCGTGGCCTATTGTTGGCTCCGTTCCTATTTATTGGACGGTTATGCGCGCAGAAGATTCTCCAGACTGCTGGGAGATCCGCCTTGCAGGCAAGCCGCCCGCGACGCCGAGCGGACTGGCGTACTACTACACGTACCGCCGCAAGACTAAGCCGCTGAGATACTTCGGCTATGAGGCAGCGTGCAAGAACGGGTCGCTGAACGACACGAACGCACAGGGCTGCGTCAGGCGATACGGGACCGCCGCCAACTTTCCTGAGGGTGCCTCTGGCGTGTATGCGTTTACGGCGCAGGAGATCATCGGCAAGCCGGGCTCGATGCAGGGCGACCCTCCGGACAACGCTAGAACTATCGTCAGCGACTACCTGGATCTATCGACAACGATGTACACGGCCCTGTTGACCGGTGCAGAGGTGTGGCTGGCACGACTTCAGGGCAAGAACGTAGACGGCGCTCTTCAGATTTACAACAGAGACATCCGGATTGCGATGGAGCAGGACGTTGTAGCGCCCATGAGCGGGCGACGACTGGGAGTCGATCGCTACCCAGAAGGTTCTTCTGCGCCGTATTCAGGCTCAGCGAGAGCGCTGGGCTATTACTCGTCATCGGCTCCTGATCAAGGCACCAGCACATCCACAGGAGAATAGCTTATGCGACTCTCTAAGTGGGGCGGACTCCTCACATACGTCAGTCCGTACGCCGTGCCGGCCGGCGGAGCGGTTTCGCAGATTAATCTGACCTGCTCTATATCAGGGCAGCTCACCATTCGCGACGGCATGCGGCCCGTGTCGTTCTCAAGCTCCACTCCCACCGGATGCTTAGACGTTGCAGGGTACTCGTATGGCGGCACGAACAAGGTGCTGGCGTTCACTAGCGACGGCAGCTTGCAGGTGCTTGAAGCTCCGTCCTATGGGCAGCCACTCGATGACCCGTTTGTTCCGGACCTGCCATTTACAGGGCAGCAGGTTCATGTCGGCTATGACTACCGATACAACGAGCACGGCGACGATCTGCCCCGCCCGCCAACTGTTTGCTTTCACGGCATACACGGCGGCTATTCGGCGACAACGCGGTGGAGCTCTTGCATTCAGTCGACGTGCGCCAGCGGCATCACTGAGTGGAATGGTGGCTCGCCGTCGACCGTGTCGTTTGCGTGCAGCCTTCACGAAGGTGTCGAGCTTTGTCCCTGTGCTGCAGGTGCGCCATGACTGTTTTGACTACTCGCTTTTCAAGCAGCAAGCCGCCGTCGTACGCAGTTGGGCGATACGGTGAGCTCGTTGTGGTTCAGGGCAACGGCGTGCGTCCGCTGCGATGGTTAGGTGCTGGGGCCGCAAGTGACGCCGGGCTGGACGCTCCAGCGACTGCCCCCACTATCGCGGTTAGCCCTACGGTCCAGTATTACGTTGCGCGAGTAGACGTCTACAAGGGTGGCGACGTGTACTACTCGCCTCCGGCAGTTGCTTTCAGCGCTGGCTCGCCCGCACCTACGCGACCGGCTGTGGCGTCGTCATTTCTGACCAGTGCTTCAGTTCGCGAGATTCGGCTTGCAGATGGCGGCAAGGGCTACGCGACTCCTCCCAACGTCACCTTGAGCACGACGTACGGCACGGGCGCGACCATCACGGCGCAGCTCGACGCACCGGACATGGGCCCGGACTCACCAACAAACAGCCGGCTCACGGGCCTGACGGGCTGGGAGATTGTGCAAGGCCCTCCGTTTGCTGACGAGACGGAGCTCGGCGTGGTCTATAAGACGAAGTGGCGGGCATACGGGAGCGTGATTATTCCGATCGCTAATGGCTCTGGCGTCATCCAGACGACGCTTCCTGTCATTGCGGGAGGCACATGTTTCGGCCTGCCGTCCACGTATCCCATCGTCGTCAACGTCCCGTACACGGTGTCTGGAGTTACATCCGGCAGCGGCGCTACTGTCAGTATCGGATTCTCAGGCCACATGGTTGTGTCGGCTGGAGCGTGCACTGAAACAACTAGCGCCGGAAGCCAATTATGCAACTGCGTTGGGTTTGAATTTATGTATTCGTCTGGGGTAAGTGGCGTCACCGCTATCAACTTTGGCGCGGGCTACAGCTCGACGGCCGCCGTGACCCTGACCTTACCATCGTACGCCTCTTGGAATCAAAGTTCCCGACAGTACGTTACGCCTCCGGCCTCTAAGGCACTCATTCTGCGTGGCTATAGCGGCAGCAACCCAAGCAATCCCACCGGAGGACGCTACTCCCTCCGCTCTCTAACTCTGACGGCAGGGGGCTCAGGGTATACGGTTACGCCTGGCATCAAGATATCGTCCGAGAGCGGGTTTGGTGCTTACGCCACATGCAAGGTGACCGCTGGCGTAGTCACTTCCGTCAAGCTCGAAAACAGCGGAGGCGGATACAAGACACCGCCGACTGTTGAGGTTGTATCCGGCGGCGCCGAAGCGTTTGCTGTGGTCCGGCCGCATCTTCGCGGAGCATATCAGTGCTACTACCGATACGTGGACGCCACCATAGCGGATAGGGGTGGACCGATTCCGTCCAACTTGTCGCCCCTCAAAGAAGTTGATTGCGGAGAAGGCACTAGTCAGATCACATGGCAGTACACAGCGCCGGCGGGACGGCAGGCTAAGGTCGAGCTGTGGCGCAGTGCCTCTAACGAAGCGACGACGCTGTATCGCGTCTCTGCCAATGCGACTGCGTCGTTTGTGGACAGCCTGACAGACGAAGAGTTGCGCGACGCCGACCGAGCTGATTACGCCGCCATGCCTATCGTGCTGCCGAACGGCGAGCTAAACGCCAACCGATTTGGCATTCCTCCGTCAGATAAGTCTGCGGTCGTGATGTTTCAGGATCGCATGTGGTATGGGGTCGACACGTCCGGAACAGAGCCTAACGTCATTTATTTCTCTGAGGTCGACGAGCCGGAAAGCGTGCCGGACGTCAACCAGCTCGTCATACAGCAGAACGTGCAGTCAGTCGACTCTGTAAAAGCCCTCATTCCGTTTGGGTCAAACCTGATGGCGATGCAGAGCCGGCATGCTTACGCCATCACCTACGTGCGCAAGCCTTTGGTGGATGCTCAAGTGTCTCTAGTGGCGTATCGCGGCTGCCTCAATCAGCGCTGCTGGGACCTTTACGACGGCGTCGCCTACGTCATGGACCAGTACGGTGTCTACGCCATCAAGAACTCTGGCGAGATAGAGGCGCTGTCAGACGTGATCAAGGACTACTTCTTGAAACGAATCGACTTTGCCAGCACGACCTGGTTCATGATTCGGTTTGACCCGGCGCTAGGGGTGCTGCGGTGCTTCGTGGCCTGCAAGGAAGACAACGCCAATGGATACCCCACTCGATGCCTAGCCTATTCTCCGCTCACTAAGTCGTGGTGGGAAGAGAGATACCCGCAGAAGCTGACTGGGGCAGCTACGATCGCACTCTCTAATGGCGACTTCCGCAGCATCTATGGCGGAGACGGAGGCGTG